TGAATGTCTGGCCTACGTTCGGGCACCAGAACATTATATACCCGCCGTTATCGGATGCCCATATTACGTCACGTTCAGGATTTTGAGGTGTCAAAGTTGCCTTGTCCGAATTGCCGCTGTCCCGAAGGTTCACATAAAACAGATTTGAGCTTGTCCCGCTAATGTACTCAAATTTGTATTTGTACTGATGTCCTTTTTTGAGCGGTATTAGGTCACTGTAAACACTTCCATGTAGTGCAGATGCAGAATTCGCCCGTACAAATTTGTATGCCGCAAGAATGCGAATGTTATTATCGTTTGTCGTTTTAGTATTTGTTCCGTTGAGTGTGAAAATCCCATTTTCGCAAGAAACACCAATGCAATCGCAATTAACAGAATCTGCAACCGCAGGAAAGATTTGTTTTTCTGGATACCAATCCAACAATACACCTATCTTGTCCCGCAATTCTTTACTGGTATCTTTCACGCACGTAAATACGCAGTTCACTGATTCAGCCAATGTCATTGTTGCCGTTGTTGTTACCGCATTGCGAAGAACAATGTGATACCTCAAATCCCCGGCTATATGGAAGAAATCAAACGATGTAATCCAAGCAACTGTCCCGCCTGTTTTTTTAACTGTTCCATCAGTACAATAAGCGCCTAAATACTCATTGCCTTGTGTATTCCAAACAAAAATACACATTTCATATCCGGTAAGCGTATGTACACTTATTTCGCCAGTTGGAATGCCAACTTTTACCGTTGTCGTTAGTCGTTGACTACTGCTTCTCATACTTCCATCTGACTGCTGTCTTCCGCTAACAGTCCAATGGCTTTTCACGGTTTCGTCCGACATTGCCAAAAGTTTCTGATCGATGTTTTCACTTAACAAGTCAATTCTATCATTTGGGTCTTCAACGTACTTCTCAAGGATTACATCGCAGGAATAATTACGGTCGAGGTTAACATGGTCTGTAATCAGAACGCCGATGCTCACCATTTCTGCGGGAGCGGTAAACACTCTTACACATTTACGCCCGGTATTTTCGATTATTTCGCCCAAAGACGAATTCGACCCGCTGATATAGACCGTACCTGACGGAACGTATTCCTCATTATTTTGCGTTCCTGTCCCGGATGCCGTAGTTACTGTCAGTTTATATTTTTCTCCTGCGGTCAGTTGCAGTGTCGGCGTCCAATCTTTTCCGCTATTCGCCCCGGAGTTTCGCGACATTGTTCCAGACAATTTAATCCGTTTTACATCGGTTGCTTCTTCGCCTTCGTAAAACAGTTTAACATTTGTTCTGTATCGTGTAACGCCAACAGAATCGCCATACCCTGTGTTTGTTCTTGCCCTTGGTAAGAATGTTCTTTCAGTGCCGTACCCATAATCAATAAGATTATGTTCATCAGCAACAATACGCTCCGTTTGTTCGATTCGTGTTTTAAGTACGGTATACCCCTTTACTTGCATTTCTCCGTATGTTTGCGTATCGGTTATAAATGTCACTCGGAGATATTTTGCATTTCCGGGAACAGATACAGAAAATAATGACTCTGAGTACCCCATTGCGGATGCGCTTTTTACGGATTGGATTCCGTATATATATTCTCCACTCGCAGTATAAAACACAACTCCACTCGATGTATTGCTCGATGCTACTTCAATCCTGCGGTATGATATATTATCAAATGCAGAAACATCAATTAGTTTTGATGCGCTATAAGGTGAAGTTGACGATGTTACTATTTCGCCAGTCGAATAATTGACAATTCCCTGATCAGTCTCCGTTTGAACAGGAATGTCAACGACATCTGTCAAACTTTGCGTATCTTCCAAAACGTTTATTGCGCTCTTTAACGCACAAACATCATCCCCAACAACAGCACTCGTCCAGTGTGCCGGAGTATAGGTTTCTCCAACTGTGATCGGAACGATGCAGCGCTTCAGATCGCCCTCATACCAGGCATAATCTCCGACCGCATATAGAGCCGAAGATGAGTACGTCGGAGCGATGTCCGCCATCAATGCGGAGTAGCTCGCAGGGATCGTACCCACCGCCGTCTCGATTTCGTTGATCAGATCGACAACATCGGCAGTCACTCCTGGTGCGACAGCATCTGTGCTGCTTCGCGCCACGTTCCCGACACAGGAATAGATGGCTGTCTTCTTTCCGTCGCTGGTCAGGAAAACCACAAGCCCGAACCGGCCCGGAATGCCATAGCACTCTTCCGACAGCGTCACGGATGCCACTCCGCCGCTCACGCTCCCGGAGATCCCGACAGTTGTCTGGTCCGGCCTGAGAAAACTCGCCGCAATGGTACCGGACAGCGCCAGAGATTCACCATTGGAGTCCACGCCAGAGATCTGGAATGTATGGCCACCGTTCTCATTGGTGAACGCGCTGCCCTGCAGATCCTCGATAGGAGTCATGCTGCCCTGGTTCCAAACACGCTTAATAATATTATTCGCCATCGCTCGCTAACCTCGCTTCGTTTGGTTTGTAAAGCACCGCAGTGATCAGGCCGTCGCCCTCGTCCCGGACCGCGACGAGTTTTGTGAACCCATCGAAATTCAGGACTGCAGCAGAATAATGGTAGTCAATGTTTGCCGTCTTTTCAGGATCAATCAGCGCATCGAATACCTCCCGGAGTCCGCTGACACCATCGGAGATATACACAAAAAGATTCCTTCCGCTTTCCAAAGCATGGCTGTTAGCAAACTCAGTCCCGTCACTGAGGATCAGCTTCTCGTTCATCTTCTTCATCCTCCTGCGGATCTTCCTCCGGCTGCTCCCTTTGAATTATGTTGAGCGTGTTATAAACAACCTGAAGGTTCATGATCGTTTCGTACAGAGCAACAACGTTCCCGCCTGTCGACTGAACCTGTAAAGATTGGATTTTGTCGATTGCTTTCTCCAGCATTTCCTGCATCTTTGGAAACCGTTTATCCATGTTTTCCTCCTATAGTTCTGTTTAAACCTTGCCGCTGTGCCAAGGTGTATGAGTTAGGCTTTAGGTTGCAAGTTTATAGTAATATGATCCGCCAGTTGAAACTTGAGGATAGCACCAGAAAGAATCCCCGGCTTCGTATCCGCCACCCGTATATCCGCCATTACCTTTGTAGCACTCAACACCGTTTGTGTTATACCGCGTCCCGTCCGCTTCATATAATGCAATCGAAATTTTCGTGCCACGCAAATAGCCGGAGGGTTGTTTTGTTCCAACTGCGGGAGTAACTAATTCCCTGCTTCCGATCCTAATCTTTGAATTCTCATCAACAGCGGTTTTGTTAAAAGTTATTGCACCGCCTGTATGGCGATATATATTCAATGTTTTTCCATCATCCGAAACAGTGATATTGTATACGTTATGTGCCTGTTGTGCGACAATAAGCCCGGAGCTTGCGCTAAGATTTGTAAAACCACCTGTCGTTGCACTGAAATCAATACAGGAAACGCCAGATGCTGTTGCTAATCGTGTTTTTATAACGTCAGCTGTAACATCACTAAGTGCGCATTTTCCCGCAATCGCGGTAGTAGCAGACTGATTCCCGATATAGATATTGTCTCCGGAAATGTACGTCGAAGCGACACCGTTTACTTTTGTCGCGATCACGCCAGCTGTCAGGTTGTCATCATCGAAAACCCCGAACAGCGCATCCTGGCCAGCTTTCGTCTTTTTGACATACATACCGGCAGCATTCTTGATAACTAGTTTACCGCTTGCGTCATGCTCGATATCGCCAGCCAGAGCATGCACCGTATTAGTTGCGCTGATGTTTACATGTGCAGCGTCAATCAAGGCGGTGCTTTCACCCGTCGTCGCATTGATCGACAGCGCAATCTCACCGGCCTTGATGAAATTCCCGGATTGATTTTCACCGACGACCATGCCGATCTTATCAGCCTGGACGTTGAACCGCGCCCCGACCATGTTCTGATTATCATCGGCATAAACGAGCAGCCCGTTAGCATCCAGATGCATACCGGCCTGTTTCAATACTTTGTTGCTGTCGTCTACGATCTTAAAATGCTGGTCGAAGGACTCGATCTCTCTCGCATTGCTCCGACCACCTCCGCCAGCCCGGACCGCTGTTCGCTCCGCGCTTGCTACCGACCGGCTCAGATTGGATTTATCTCTGAGCGTTTTTGGAGTCGCGTTCGACAGAGTAAGCACCACGCGGTCAGGCACTCCGAACAGATCAGGATAATTCACGCCGACAAGCCGCTGCGCGATATACGTATCATAATCCGGGATCGCCGCTCGGCAGAGCGTACCCATCTGGGCCTCATCCCAGGTATCACCCGTCTGCCGGTAAAGCTCGCGCCCGTCGATCTGGACCGTTACCAGCGGAGCAGCCCTGTCCGCAAGATACTTAGCAGCGAAAGCATCCGAATCCGGGAATGGTCCGTTCGGAACCGAATCGGTGGTATCGATGTCCTCGGTCTTAACGATCACGCCGTAGATCGCCTGCGCTGCGTCGTTATTATATGTCCGAGCAATCATCTTGTTCTGCTTCACGTCGTCCAGAGAAGAGTCCTCCATCATGGAGTTTATCTGGAGAACCAGTCTGGTGCAAAGCTCCGAATCGTTCTCGCTGATCCGGCATTTCTCCATGTTTCTCTTCAGTCGGAACTCACTCGCGACGGTGCTGCTCCGATGCAGGAAACTGACCGTCCATGGCCAGACGGTCTGGTTATAGCTGAAGTAATAATCTCCGCCTTCGTCTTCCAGATCCTGGAAGAGATCCAGCAGATTATTGTATTTGATGCTCTTCTTGTATGTCGACGTATCCGCACACGTCCCAAGCACCCACGGCTTACGCGGAGCGCTGTCTCCGGGACCCTGAATCAGGCTCGTCTGCTTGTTCAGCAGCGCGGTCAGGAATTCAGCCTTTGTCCCTTCAAAGTCCGTCTCATCGTCCCAGATTGAATCCTGCAGGATGTCGATCCCATGACGGAAGGTGGTACTCAGATCGTTTGGAATGCTCCGGTTGTTGCTGGTCCTCCGAAAGATGCCGACAAAGCCGTTCTGGTTGAACACCTTGATCCATGCATGCATATGAACGTTCGGAGAATCCAGCGGAAGAGTCAGTGAACACTCGCTCACATCGCACAGCTGCAGCGAAAGGGAACCCTTTGTCGGACGGAGCATTTCCTGATCGTTCAGGTTCGCGTCCAGCAGGATCGGATTTTTGACTGTTCTCATAGCCACCGCCCCCTCGCACTAAACACGCCCGAACCAAAAACATTCGCGCTGAAACTGACGGTCGCGTTTCCGCATGGGATCAGCAGATCGTCTGCGCTCTCCTGTGTCCGGTAGCGCATCAGACTGGTGCTTCCGTTCATGATCGTCAACCGGTCGTCGGCATCTCTCCCAAAGGTAATGGATGGGCCGCTAATGCTCATCCCGGTCAGCTGGATCTGCTGAGTAACGCCACCGCAGGCGACTGTCACTGTCAAGGTCGTCAGCGTTCCCGGCGAAGTGAATGTGAACTCGATCGGCACCTGGTCAACCGTTCCCGGAATCTGCAGCTGTCCAGATCCTGTCGCCCCAGAGCTACTGAGCGTGACCGGAAGAATCTCCTCCCAGAAGGGAATGACACTGGCCTCGAAATCGATGTCCATGACGGTCGTATAATCCCGGACCTTCCCGAGTGATGGAGCAGCCTTCTGCTGCACATGCAGCCGCTGACCCGGATGGTTGGAAAGCTCAAGGATGCTTCCACTGGCCCAACCGGCGACCGCTTGCAGGATCGCCGTCCGCTTTTTCAGGTCGAACAGCTCCCGGATTGCGATCTCGATGGACACGCGCAGCAGCCTGCGCTTATTTACCAGTACGTCCCGTCCGGCGCGGCCCGGTCTATTGCCGTATGTGATCTCCTGATCCGCTGTCGGCTCGTTCACGTCTTGGATCAGGATTGCTCCAAGATCTGCAAGCCGGACACCGTCCATCCAGGCATCCACATGTCTGGCCATTGTTTACCTCCTAACCAAAGCTATCTCTTCTCCGATGGAATCGTTCACCAATGGAGTCATGATCTCCGTCAGCTGATCCGGACCGATCATCAACGTCACGTCGATCATGCCGCCGTTCCGGCTTCCGCTGGTACCTCCGACACTCGGATTCACGTTCACGCTGTCAGCCATCCTCTCAGCTGCCCGGTTTACCAATCCAAGCTGGCTCTCGATACCTTCAGCAAAGCCCTCTGTGACATAACCGCCCAACTGCATCATGATCTTGGACGGACTGGCGATCTGCAGTGCGGACCTGATCGTGTTCGCGACTGCCGTAGCAAGCGCCTGCGCTGCCGCTATGGCTTCTCCGGCTCGCGCATTGATGCCGCTTGCAAGTCCGGCTGAAGCGTTCCCTCCAATGGTATCCATGGACTGATTCAGGGACGGTGCAGCTTGCTCCACGCTGTCCTTCATCTCATCAACAGGATTGCTGCCATTGGACCAGTAGCCGTCAGATCCCGGAGCCTTGACCGGATTCGCTTCCATCATGATCTTGAGCTTGACCGGATCGGTTGTGCCGAACTCCTCGAACATCCGCTGCTCCAGATCTTCTTTGGTCGGCATTTCGATCGATTCAGGTTCAACGGCTACTTTCGGACCTTCGCCATCGGAATCGCCACCGCCATGTCCTGTAATCTCATCCCAAAGGCTGTCCCAATCATCCTTAGCCGTCGATACGTTTTCCTCGACTGTGCGCTGCCAGTTTTCAAAAGCCTGCCCAGCAGAACCAAGAGCTTCCTTCGCGGAGTTCTCGATCGCGCTCATAGTATCCTTAACCCAATCTTGAGCAGCACCGACACCCTTTGCAATGACATTGGCGTTCTCGCTCTTAGGGTTCCAGTTATCCCAAAGATCGTTCAGGTTTTCCCGGCTGAAGGTTTTCTTGACAACTTCAGCGCTTGCGTTAAACGCTTCTCCCAGACTGCCGCCGTCCCGGAGCGTCCTCCCTGCGGCAGTGTAATCTCCGAGCATGGTCGCTCCAAGAACAGCTGCGCCAGCCACGTCACCTATGCCGGAAGCAGCAAGCCCTCCGACAGCCCGTCCGATTGGGCTGGTGCCGATCTTCATCATCAGCGATGTCTCTGCAGCACTCGCAGCAGCTGCGCCTCCGGCAGCACCGCCTGCAGGGGAGACGGGAGTACCTTTCGGTGTAGAATCCACCGATGGAGTCACTACCGGCGTTTTCCCTCCTCCGAGTCCAAGACCCTTCATTCCGCTGATCAACTGCAGGACGGTGGTCATACCGCTGGTGACCTTCAGCGCCATCCATGCTCCAACTATGGCCTTCACCGCGCCGGTTACCGCTGCTCCGTTCTCTTTAATCCAGCCGAGTCCTTCAGTCACTTTCCCGAGCGCATCCTTGACGGTTCCAAGGACAGTGCTAAAGTCAGTATTAGTCAGATCGGAGAACAGACCTCTCACTGCTTCACTCAGGCCCTGCAGCATTGCCTGACCTTCCTCGGTCTGCAGATACTCGTTCATCTCGCTGAGTACACCGCTCAAGGCTGTCGCAAGATCTTTCAGCGCGGGAGCGAGCTGTGCAAAGACCGTTTTCTCCAGCGTGTCGAACTGGTTCTTCAGCTTTTGGATTTCATCGTCCAGCGCGGTCAGCTTGCCGACATCTTCCTCGGACACGACAGCAGCTGAATCCAGAGCCTCCTGGTATCCTTCACGCCCTGCGGTGAAAAGCGGGATCAACTCTCTCCAGGACTTCCCGAACAACTGCTGTGCTGTGGTATCCCGGACCACTTCCGCGTTTGCCTTCGCAACATCATCCAGCCCGTCGGTCATGTGCATGAGAGCGTCTCCGGCTTCCCAGAACACGTCCTCCCAGTTACGGTACTGCCCGTAGCGCATGATCTCCACGCCCAACTGCGCGAATGCTTTCTCGTACTCATTGACGGAAGTTTTCTGCTTCTCGAAATCCTCGCTGCCCAGATTAGGCCGCGCAGCCTTCATAGCCTGCTCAAGTTTCTGCCGGGACTTGATGATCGTCTCAACGTCGGTGTCGACCAACTGCGCTGCGAACTGCATCCGCTGCAGCGTTTCGGTATCCATCCCATATACCAGAGCGGTGGTCGCCAGATCGTCAGCCCAGCTGGCTGCTTCGCGGAGTTCCGATACAAGCCCTGTCGCCAGATCTTTAACCTTAGTCAGCGCCGTTCCAAGACCGTCCGAAAGACGGTTCACGGAATTCAAAACTGCCTCAAGGCTGGCCTTCTTATCCAGACTCTGCAGGCTTTCTCCGAGATTATCCGTCTCCGATGCGGCCTCGGATGATTCAGCTCCAAGATTCTGCAGATCCGTCTCCATTCTGGTAAGAGCCGTCTGTGCGTCATTCAGCTTGATCTTCCACTGCTGCATCTGCCGGGAATTCTCTGCAACGCCGTTCTCCGACAGCTGACGGATGGCTTCTTCAGCCGCCGCGACAGCAGCCTTCTGCTCTTCAATTTTCTGCTTCAGGATCTCTGCCTGCTGGGCAGCATACTTCTGAGCATCGCCGGTCTGCTGGAACTGAGCCTTTGCCAGTTTCTCCTCTGAATTCAGGACCTTGATCGCGTTCGCGGAGTCCTTCATTGCAGACTTGAATTTCTGCTCGCCTTCCAGAACAAACCTGGTCTTTATATCCCGCGCCATGCCGTCACCTCTTAATCATAAATACGCTCTTTCTTCCTCGTTATCCGGTGCTGGTCATCGTCGTACTTCCGGCGATACACAAACAGATCCAGCACCGCGCCCGGAAGCATCTTCTGCATTTCATCGAACCGCAGACCGGCGATCAGCCCATAGGCTACCGCCTGCCGCCATGTCAGTCTGTTTTCTCGTCTTTTTTTTTGAGTTCTTCAAGGACAACGTCGACCTCTTCGTTTTCCTCTTCGTCGTCCGTTTCCATGCTCATGCCGTCGATCAGCGTCGCGACGATCGTCTCATGGGCGTTCACGATCCAGTTTCTGGATGCTGGCGCATGCGCTCCGAACCATGCCCTGGACTCCTTCAGCTCCTGATCGTTCGCGGTCGCACCCTCCGCCGCAAGACAATACATAACGTCCAGCAGGCCCTTTGTGGTTCTGAGCGTTTCATCGATCTGGCTCAGATCAAAGCCCTTGATCGTTTCCTCAAGCCGCTGTAGTGTTCCAAGAGAGAACAGCAACGGGAATTCTTTCTTCGCAATCTTGATCACATGCTCTTTCATGGTTTCGTTTTCTCCTCTCCAAAATCGGGAAAAACCGCTGCAGGAATCAATATCCTGCAGCGGTCAGTTTGATCAGGCGCTGATCCCGGCCAGTCCGTCCAACCAGTCCTCCGCGTCCGATTCGGTATCGAAGTTCCGGATCTTACGGAAGGTCGCCTCTCCGGTGCTGTCCACGCTCAGACCCATGCAGCGCCCATTAACGGTGGGAGTCTGCCACTCGATCGTCTCGCCCTTGGTCTGGCTGTTTTCAGCGTTCTTGGAGAACAGGGTCTTATAAATCCAGATCCCCTGGAACGTCGTCACGCCAGCTTTCCGGCGAACACGCATATATCCGACACCAACGTTGTTCGCGGCAGCGGAGTTCTCGTAATAAGTCGTGACAGCTGATGTCCCGGAACCAGTCTCGACCTCTTTAATCAGCCCAATATACGCCTGAGTTTCCTCATCCAGATCGTCGACTCCAAGCTCCAGATCCATGCTGGTGATGCCGTTGTCGTCTTCCGCGATGATGTCGTCCGCGTAAAGCGGATTGTTGTTCCGATTGATGGTCAGGTTACCAGTAATGGCTTTTCCCGCCACCTTGCCAGCGTCATAGGTGGGTTCCGCGCCGGGAGTATGACTCGTCAGCTTCGCAACGACCACATGCCGCATACCGATAAATGCCATTTGTATGCCCTCCTTCTCTTAGCCGCCGCCTGATGCAAGGAAGCGGTCCCATATTGCTTCAATCCTTGCCTGGACCGGAGCCGCCGACTTTTCGTCGGCATCGTCTACCCAATAGCTACCCGGGAAGCGTTTACACCCGTAATGCAGGATGAAAGCCTTCTCTGCGTTTCTGACTCCCTTCGAGTCCTTGCCCTGCGGATAAACATCCCTCATCAGAATATTCCCGGCCCTCACCGGACCTGGCCCGAAACCGATCGAATCGATCAGCGCTCCGGTATCCCGATGCCCATGCTCTTCTGCGGAAGCCTGCCATGCGAGCTTGATCTCCTCGACGGCAGCGTTCACCATTTCCTCCGCCACCGGCCCGACATCCTGACCTCTGCGCTCCATGTCGCTGATGATCTCCTGAATGCCGGTTGTATCGAACCTCGCCATCAGAATCCCTCGCAATCGAATATGTGATGGATGTATCCCGAATCACGATCAGGATCCACCGTCCAGCTCACCGCCGTTCTTGGATCGCGGTCCAGCGTTTCAAAGAAAGCTGCGGCCTTCGGATCGTTCTCGATGGTGGTGTACAGATGAACATAAAAATGCCATCCTTCCTCGCTGGAAGGATGACCGTCATCCGCAACGAATGGTAGTCTCCTGGTCTCTTCCCAATAGGAATAGCTCTTTGACTCCTCCATGGAGAAATAGTGTTTGATCTTCGGATCTACCGTAACCAGCAGATCCCGAATCTCATTCAGCGTCATGGCTCGATCACCTCCAGCGTCAAGTCGGAGATCATCGTAGGACCGTCATCATCCACGCCATGATAGGCTCGGGCGATCTGATATACCGTCGCGC